TTCTTAAAACATCTTCTCTGTAACTATCCCAATCTGTTTCTTCTATTCCTTCATTTTCTATAAATTCGTTGATGTAATCTTCGTCATCTTCACGTTCGTTGACAAAGTCTGAAATCATGTCGTCCATAAATTCTTCTACTTTGTATTCATATAGCCAATCTGTATAACTTTCACTAATACTATCCCAATCTACTCCACCGTACGTGTCATCTATTTCACTTAATGATAGATTGTCTATATCATCACTATCGCCTTCTATGTCTGCCCAAAGAGTTTCTGCCTCCCAGCCACAACGTATTTGTGCATCAAGTGAACTGTTTACAATTTCTTTCCTATTAAAGTTTATCTCAAATAATTTTTCTTCTGATTCTTTTAAACCCAGTTTAGCAAGCCTTTTAATTTTTTTCTTGCTGTCTTTGATGTGTGCTTTAACTTTGTTTGTTGACTTTTGAGACAATTTTTTAACTTTTTCATTTTCTTCTAAATCAACAAATACATCATCTTTAGGATCCACAATTTTGTAATCTCCTTTAGGATCTTGCACAACTACTTTGTCTGGTTGTGGTCTGTCACCTAATTTGCTTACTACGGTGCCTGCAACTTCGCCTTTGTCATCTTTGAACTCTGCATCTACTTCTAGTTCACCTGCTTTTTTGGCAACTGGTTGAGGTGTTTCAGGTTGTTCTGGTTCTACTTTAAGTCCTGGACTTGTTGTTGGACTGCCTAAATCTTTTTTGGGTGGTGTTGTTTTTTGAGTTGTTGGACTAGTCTTTTTGTTTGCTTTTGCACTAGCACCTGTTTGTTGTGCAGATGTAGGCGTACTAGCACCTGACGACATGCCATATTCTAATAGTACACTTTCTAACGTTCTAACATCTTTTGCTTTCATGCGTTTATCTTCTGTTAAGTTGTTTTAATCTTCTAGCCGCTGGATTCATTCTTTTAGTTCTTTGACTAATTCTACTAAGACGTTTGCCCATTCTGGCTTTTGTTCTTTTAAGCACCATACGTTTTTTCATATTGATAGGTGCTGTACATTGTGAAGGTTTACTCACAACTCTACCTTTACGCCTACCACTTGTACAACGAACAGCACGTTTAATTGTTTTACCCATTCTACGCCAGACCATTCTGGCTTCGGTAATTTGTTCTTCTGTTAAATCACTAATTAACATATTATCCTACCATATTGATTAATAAACCAACAACTAATGCAATTAGAGTTGTAAAACTTGTACCCACAATAGCAATTAGCCAATTTTCAATTTTGTCTAAACGACTTTTAGTATCATTTTTAAATTCACGTAATTCAGTAGTAATACTTTCAATACGCAACATGTCAGCAATTATATGTGCTTCTAAATTACTAGAATCAGCATACACCTGTTTTTCAACTGGCTTTGTTTCTGGTTCAGGTTTTTTCATCTTATAATAAATCCTGTTTAGTAAATTCCATATTTACGGAACTTTTAGTATCTATGGTGCCTGCATTTAGCACTACACCATTTAATTCATCTTTAAGTGTGTCTACTGTATGAGCATTTGGTACTTCTGTAGCAAATTTAAAAATATAACCTGCTCCAGTTAATGTAGGTGCACCAAAATTTTCCAATTGGTTTGTACCTACTCCATTAAGTTGAACTGGATTATTCATCACAGTTGGCATTGCTCTCATTCCTATAACTTGTACAACACTTTCAAAATCTTTTTGACTATTGTCTGCAAAATTTCCTGATGCTGTTATGTCTAAAGAAGTGAACAAAGTAAAAAACTCAATGTTACCTGTTAATACTTCTACGGATGCCATTGCTCCCGTTCTAGTTTGTGCCATACTGTCTCCTGTGTATGTAATAACTGTATTTATCACATTACATAGATTAACAAGTCAAAAAAAATCCCCACACAAGGCGGGGATTTTAAAAGTTCTAAACTTTTTAGGTTACACTACTCTATATTCTCCTGCAGTTACCGTTGCGTTTGCACCGTTACCTGTAAGCATTGGTTGAATAGCCGCTAGTAATCTAGCCGCGGTAGGGGAACCTTCAACAGCAACATGCATTACTGTTGCAGAAATGCTGTTGATTAGTACTGGAGTACAAATTGTTGATATACCTTGAACTACTAATTCACCTTTTTGGGCCGCTCCTGCTGAGTAACCAAATTGGCTAATATTGTCAGTACCATCTACTTCATCAATAATGAAGTGACTTAAAGTACCAACCATAAGTTGACTGTTATCAAGAACTGCACCATTTACTCTAGTTTGTGCCATGATAGTCTCCTACTGTTTGTATGTTCGTGGTCTCTAAACCACCACCGTTTTTAAGAACATACTTTGGATAAAAGTATTTATCGAATATATAAGGAATTTAAAGTATAGTAATAATGGAATATTATTAGTAGTTTTTCTTGAAATTAACGCCTTTTTGAGTTTGTGGTGCTAGTGCTCTTACTTTTGAAACACTTCTTTCTAAATCTCTTAATGTTCCAGCCGCCGCTTTTGCAAATTTTGTAGGACTTTTAGTTTTTCTAATTGAATCTACATCTTTAAACCGTTTAGCAATACCAACTCTTTTACCTAGGTCTTCTGGTTCATCGGTGCCATAATATCTATCGTGTTTTAAGTTTCTGCCAATAGCATCTTGTCTGTTTCTTGAATCATCACTGCTATTGCCACCATCAAAACTTGTTTTTAATCTATCATTGTCTACGCCTGGTTTATCACGTTTATAACCAAACTTTGCTTTCATTTTGTCTTTAAATTCAGGATGAACTTCTTCAATAGCCAAGTCTACAGCCAATCCTGGAGTCATACTAGGTCCACCTGTTGTAGCATAACCTTTTGCTGTTGATAAAATTAATGGTGTGTTTACGTTTTCCCAACCAGGTCTTCTTTTATTTATAGGACCAATTTTATCTTCAAGTTCTTGCCTAACTAATTCGTTTACATCTTCAACAATGATTACTTCTGATATTTTCATACTACTATTTATCTATAACTGTTATATATGTCATTTGATTTCTTTTGTACTGCATCTATGAAATCCATATTTAATTTTAAATTATGAAATTTTTCTTTTGTATCTAAAAAGTTTTTCATTTCATTATTTCTTTTTGCATAAAAATCAGAAGTTTGTATTTGTTCTACACTATCGAATAAATTAAATTTACTATGCAACTGTGTTGCATCATTTAAATCGTCCATATTGTATATTATAGTGTCAATGCCTTTAAAAGTTATTACACTTTCTAATTGTTCATACATTGTGAATTTAGTTAAAAATTTAAACCATTCTGCAAAAAATATATAATCTTCAAAATTCGGATACAGTTGTTCCATTACTGCCACGTAAGAAGGTGCAGTATCTTTATGTTCCTCTAAATCAAAGACTCCGTTAGTAATTTGTTTGTTTATTACATCATCTAATACTAGTCTTTCTTCCATAATATTTAAAAGTGTTTCGTATTGTTTATCATCATTTCTTATATTAGGAGAGAATGTATAGTTTGGATTCTTTTTACTAATTGAAAAAAGTTTTTTAAAATCTCTGGCTTTTAAAAGTTGTAGATATCTTTTGTACATATTGGTTTTTAATTCAATATTTTTTTCAAAAGTTACAAAAGGTTCACGCATACCAATTAAAATTTTTGTATCACACACTTGCATAAAGTCTAATGTTAATTTTAAAAATACATCTTTTTTAATATCAGTGTATTCTTGTAAGCATTCAACAGTTTGCTCTGCGGTATTTGAAAAGTCTTTAATTACTTTTTTTAATTTTTTTTCTGTAAGATTATTATCTATCTCTACAGAATTATCGTGTATTGCAGGGTTTATAGATAAACATGTTTGATTATCTTTTGCATTGAACATTCTACAATAGTTTTCAACATTTACTGTAAGTCCATTAGTAAAATTACTTGAAGGTATATATGTAGGGCTCACAACACCCTTTCTCATTACATGATGAATAGCAACATTTTCTTTAGCATGTGTTCTTCTAGGTACATCAAATATAGGTTTGTTCCTTATATCGTCTGCTGACATTACATTATATGCTTCATCCATCAGTCTATCCCAGCCACCTAATACTGCTGTCTTTTCTCTTACTTGTGGAATAGAAGCAAACAAATCAAAAAGATAGGTAGTCCCTGTTCTAGGAGGAGATAAACTTAATAAATGTTTAAAGTTTTTTTCTGCCACTTGCCCAATAACCTGCTATTGCACCTATACCAGCACCAGTCTTTGAGCCAAGTTTACCCTTGGTTAGTTTTGGAATGACTTTACTTCCAACGTATGCACCGCCAACAGTAGCGGCTGTTCTTTTTAGTGTGTCTGATTTTTTCTTAGGCTCTTTGTATGCCCTAGTTGTTTTCATAGCAACTAAGTGTTGAAATACTTCACTAGGTCTGGCTTTTATTCTCATTTTTTGCATGATTCTAGCCACTACCATTTGTTTCTGTGAGTATTTTAAATCACTCCAGTCAACTATCAAACGTCTATACAATTTGTACTGTGAGTCTTTGATGTCTAATTGTCTTTCTAATCTTATTAGGAAAGAACTTACTTCACTTCTTGTAGGTGCAGTCTGCCCTAACTTTCTTAGGAAGTTGTAATATTGTCTATTGTTAAATTGTAGTCCGTCTAAGAATCTTCTGTCTTTACCGCTTATTTTTAAACTACTATTATCTGATTGTTTAATCGCATAAGACAACATGTAGATATCTGTTGCATGTGTTCTAAACAATGCAAAAGGTCCGTATGCAGTACTTTTTCTTGCATAAGCAACTGCGTAATCCTGTTGTTCACTATCTTTAGAAAACATTATTACACTCAATGTTTGCAAGTATAATAAATCTGCAATATCTCTACCAGTAAGACGTGAGAAAGAACCTGTAAATCTAAACAGTTTACTTTCACTTATTTCTTGGTTTACAAATTCTAATTCCATTATTTTCCTGGCATTCCTGTTTGAAAATTCTGCCTACTAAATTCTAATCTATCTACTAGTTTTAATGCATTACCCATTCTGTCTACTGCAACAAAACCTTCTTCTCCTGTTACTTCATAACCTTTTTCACTTTTAATAAATGTAGGTATTTGTTGTAACGTTCCTAGTTTATTTAACAATTTTACTTTTGCTTCTATGATTTTAAGATACAAATCATAAACTGCAACTATACCTTCAACATGTTCTTTAATAAATTTTACACCTTGAACCATAAGGTCTGTTTTCTTATCTTTAGTTGCTTGAGTTTTTACTTTGTCTATTTCTTTGGTCATAAAGTCTATGTATTTTTGTACAAAACTTTGTGCAAACTTTGTAGGATTTTGTTCAAATCCACCTGCTCTAATGGCATTGTTTACATGTGCTTTTAACTGTTGTAAAAAATCTTTACCTATTAAATCATTCCCTTTTTCAAGCCAACTAAATGTTTCATTGTCTATACTTTTTAAATATGTATCTGCTTCTTTAATTGCTTGTAATACATCTGCACTTTCTTCACTTGTAAGTGTAACTGTACCACTTAAATCTTTTATTGTGGCGTCTCTATGCCACACACCATTTGCTTGTCCTAATACACTACTGTCAAATCCAAACTTGGCAGTTGTGTCTGCTAATGTAGGCCCGCCTACATATTCTGTATGCCATACAATACCAAATCCTGAACCTGTTATTTGTTTTGCTAAATCACTGTCTTTAGGTATTGCATAGGTAATTGTGTTGGGTTTGAATGCAATATATTCTTCCCCGTCTATTGTAGCAGATTCGATATCCTCAGGTCCTGCAAACAACATGTCTCCTTGTGCAACTGTGTCCCAATTTAATCTGTTTAAATATTGTAATGCAAGTTTAAGTTTTTTTCTTAAACCACTTCCGTCTTTATCGCCTACATCTGCATGATTAATATCTATGTCTTTATCAGTAAAATTAATTTTTGCTTTTTTGGCAAATACACCTTTAGTACCTACAAAAAATTTACCTGTTTCAGGATCCTTGCCTGCCACAATGGCTGGTGCACCGTCCCACTTAGTTGTCATGCTTACTGCTTCTTTTGAATTGCCTTCTAGCATTTGATGTAAACTGTATAGATAATTTACTGCTTCTTTGGCTCCTGCAAAACCTTTATTGAAGATATTATCTTCTAGATGTTCTAGATGAGTATTTTTACCTTCTGCTTCAAGTATTAAACTTTCAGAAAGTAGTTGTGTTACTAAAGGTTTTGATATTTCTACAAATTTCATTATACACCGGCTAACTCTCTAATCCTTTGTAATCCTGCAGGGACTAGATATACATATTCTGTTTGTTCTTCTAACATTATAACATCATAACCTATATCTTGCCAAGTTAAATTTACAGATTCTAGTATGCTGTTCATAAACTGATATGCTTCAGAACGTAATGCTCTAGCACTTTTTGCCGCTGTTCCTTTAATACCTGCTTTCTTTTGTACAGCATTTAAGGAATTTGCATAATCTGATACATCTGTTCCTTGGTCTTTGTATGCACTTAATTTGTCTGCAATTTTTCTTGCAATTTTTGGATCTTTAGTCTGCGCCAGTGCGGCTAAATCATTTCTTATTAATTGATGGTCTTGTGGAGTAATTGCACCTTTTTGTGCTTTACTCTGTGCAACTGCATCTTTTCTTGCGGCAATATCACCTGCTTGTGCATCTGCTTGAGCGGCACCTTTACCACCTACATTAGGTTGCCCTGCTGTTGCTGGTTGTTGCTGAATAGGTTCTCCAGTTGCATCATCTTTACCATCTTTGTTTGCATCTGCCTGTGCTTTTGCTTTTGCGTCTGCTCTTGCTTGACGTTTTTTAATAGCACCGGGTGTTTGACTTAACTCACCTTTTTGTCTACCGCCACCTTGTGGTCTGTTTCCTGGTTTAACTGGTTTCTTTGTAACATCATTTTTACCGTCACCGTCTGCATCTACTTCTGCACCAGTTTTATCATCAACACCATCTTTGTTTGTATCAACTGGAGGTGTAGTAGGTTTTGGTGCTGTACCTGGTGGAGGTGTGCCTGGTCCTGGGTTGATAAGTGGAGTTACAGGTTTACCTGTTTTATCATCTTTACCATCATTGTTTGTATCGTTTGGATTAGGTTGTGCTGGTGTATTACTGCCACCTGCTAATTTGCCTAAGCCTTTAGCAACGGCACCCATTGCTCTACCAACGCCTGCACCAACTACTCCGCCTGCTTTTTGCAAGCCACCTGCATCTTTGTCGCCTCTTGTGGCTTTTGCTAAAGGTCCGCCTAATGCTTTACCAACGGCTTGCATACCTTTTCTAATTAACCCAACTGGCTTTCCTGTTACTGGATCTAGTTCAGGTTCTGTTCCTTTTGGATTGCCAACTTGACCACCACCACGTGGTTTCTCTTCACCTGTTTTAGGATCTATTTCCATACCTGGAGTGAATATACCTTGAATTCTTTTTGCTTGTAAACTATCATTATTAAGTGGTTTTCTGTCTGTTACTTTACCACTTTTATCTGCTGGATATAAGTTCCCGTCTGTACCATATACATAATATGTTTCATTTTGAGGATCAAAAATCAGTCCACCAGTTCTTTTGCCTTGTGCATCTACTTGAGGTGCTTTCCTAATATTTGGATTGTCTGGTTTGTTTGGATCAAATGCATTGCCATCTGTTCCACCTGTTGCTCCTTTAGGTGTTTCTTTTCCGCCTGTAGCACCACCGGCACCACCGCCTGTAGCACCACCTTTAGGTTCTTCGCCTGGTTTAGGTTCTTCGCCTGGTTTAGGTTCTTCGCCTGGTTTAGGTTCTTCTCCACCACCTGGAGGTGTATCGCCACCTGGAGGAGTATCTCCGCCTTCTGGAGGAGTTGGATCATCATCTGGTGTTTCTTCTGGTGCTTGTGCGTCTACACCTGCACCTTTAAATGCGGCATCAACTTCGCCTTTTGTTGCACCTGCATTTTTAATTAAGAATTTACCAACTTCATCTGAATCTGTTGGTGAACCTGCGCCTTCATAATCTGTTTGTAGTTTAGCAGGATCTATTGCACCCTGCATACCAACTGCTTGTTGTATTTTGTTTAAGAAACCTTTTACTGGAGCACTATTTAAGATTGGTTTTACTAGTACGTTTATTGCACCGCCAACTGCTCCTGCAACACCTTTACCAATGGCACCTGTTGCCTTTCTGAATGCTTTACCTATTCCTCTAACAACGCCGCCTTTTTCTTTGCCTGTATCTTGAACACCTGCTCCTGCTGGTGTGGCTGGTGCTTGTGTTGATCCTGCGGGTGGAATAAGACTTGCCTGCTCTTCGTCACCTGGTGCTTCTTTTAACAATGATTCTATATTTTCAACAAGTTTATATTCTTGTAAATGTTCAAAGCCTTCTAATACTATTGTATGTTCTTTAATCCATTTGTTGTACCATTCAAACATGGCATATACTGCCACTTCATCACCATATTCTTTTGCAAATGCATCAAACTCTGGTCCAATTTCTTCTGATAATAATTCTTTCCACTGTGGGTGTACAAAAGATTCTTTTGTTTCTTTTGTTCTTTTTTGTAATTCTTGTACTGCTTCGTCTGAACTTTTTACGGCAACAACCGCGGCTGGTACTGCCACTGCTTTTAATAAATTTTGTGCCGTGCTGTCAACAGCAGTATTAATGTCTGATAATCCAGACGGTAAATCTTTAAGTCCAAATATTGCATCTGCTTGTTCTGGTGTTAAACTGTCTGCCCAATCTCCCATTGGATTAGCAGTTAGTTGTACATCTGTACTGAAAACTGCACCATTATTTTGTATATCATAACTAGCAATACCTTCTAATGGAGAATCCATGCCAGGTAAAGTAATTTTAATTGTTGATTGTAATGTAGAAGCATCTTTCATTGCGAATGAATCAACTGTTGCACCTGAATCATCTAGAGCCTGTTGTGCAACTGGTCCATATTCAGTACTTAAAATATTTTCAGCACTGATTTCTTGCCCCATAAATTTTTCAACATCTAATGTTTTTTCAATCTCTATCCATTGTTTTACACTTTCTAATGTTTCAGGATCTAAATCTAATCCATTTAATACTTCCATTGACTCTGGGCCAAGTTCTTGTATAGTGTCTAGATTCATTCCTGCTTGTTTTAATTCTGCGGCACTTACACTACCTTGACTAGAGACTGTTTTATCTATTGCATCAATTTTTCCATCGCCATCATAATCACTTGTGTCAAAATCTCCTTCTGGAGCATCTAAATCTATACTTGGATCTACAGGACCTGCAAATTCTCTAGCCTGTGCTACTGTTGATTCAATATTTGCTGGACTGGCTCCTGCTTTAGTAAGAATTTCTGTTGCTTGTTCATCGGTCAATCCACTTCTTTGCATTAGTTCACCTAATGCAGGACCGTTATTGTCTAAACTAGCAGGGTCAACTTTAAATGTTGATAATACTTTTTCTGCTTCTGGTGATAATTCTAAACCTGTTAAATCAACTTCTCCACCTGCACCAGCGGCTCCTAAGGCACTATCAGGATCAATATTAGTATCCACTGCATTCATTCCAAATTGGTCTTGTGCTTTGCCTATTGCGGCTTGGTCAACTGCATCGTCGCCTGCTCCAACTCCACCTCGATATGTATCCTGAGGATCAGTTAATGCATCTAAATCAGATATATCATCAGGATTTAATGCACCTGATCCTAAGTTAGGTGGTATTTTGATTGTTTGTCCAGGTTGTATATTGTTAAGGTCTTCTATATCTGGATTAGCCTGTACTAAATCGTCAACAGCAACATTGTTATTGTAAGCAATCATGCTTAGGTTGTCACCATCTTGAACTTCGTAATCAGCAAAAGTTATATTTGCTCTTGCAGTTGTTACTTGTTCTAAGTCAGAACCTGTAAGTCCTGAAAGTTCTTCTAACTGGTCTTGTCCACCTAATCCTGTAATTTTATCTGCTAAATCTTGATTTGCTTGTTTAATAATTTCAATTTGTTCATCTGTAAAGTCGGCACCATCCATAGCAGATGATTTAATCATCTGTTCAAAGGCTCCTTGTGCCTTTAATAATTCTCCTGCTGATTCAGGTGTAAGTTCTGATACATCAGCAACATTGTATGCTTCTAATTGATTGAAGTCAATTTCAGTTCCGTCTGCTGACATAAATGATTGTGAAACTTCTGGTGGAAATAATTCGTTTGCAAGTTCTCCAATTGCCATACCAACTGCACCTGCAATAGCACCTTTGGCTAATCCAGCCGCCGCTGTCTTACCAACATCTGCAACTGTACCACCTGCCGCGGCTTTAATGGCACTATCTACTACAGTTCTAAATACTGCCGCAGTTCCAATAACACCCAACATCGCTGGACCACCAACTCCTGCCGCACCCATACCAATTGTGATTACCAACATCATCATTCCTTTGAATGCCGCAACGTCTTCATCATTTTCAATTGTTTGAGCACCACGTTGTATTTGTGCTACAACATTAGTGGCGGCTTTACCAGCCGGGTCAGGTAGTTTTGCAACCATTTTCTTAATACCATCGATAGGTACTGCATTACCAACTTTGCTTAGTACTGCTTTTAGTTTAGGGTTGCCTGTGATTTTAGCAAATAATGGTGTTAATTGTGCTTGGACTTTTTTTGCTAACTGTTGTGTATTTCCACCTTCACCTCTATTGGTGACCATTTGTGAAAATACTGTTTGAATTTGGTCTGGTTGTAAAGGAGCCTCATCGAGTCTTTTTAATTCTTGAACTAATGTTTTAAGGTCTTCCCTTACTTCTAATGGTAGTTCTTGCCATGCTTCATTTATAGCAATACTTTCTGTTATTAGATTTATGTCATTACGAATTTGGATTGTCATCGTGGCTCTCTTTAATTACTTTTTTAATGCCACGTGAGAATTTTTTAGAATCACCACTTTTTAAACTGTTTATCATTCTACGTTCTAAGTCTAATGCAGTGGATTCATCATATGCTTCTCTTAGAATTTTCTTAACATTTTCAACACCACTAACTAAATGTTCTACTCTATTTTCAAGTACATGGTGCTTATTTCTATCAACACTGATAGAGTTAAGTTCTTCTAAAATTGTTCGTGTTTTACCTTGTGACATATATTTTATTTCCTATTAAGCATATTTATCATTTATATGTCATTTTTCTTCATAAACTCACGCATGTTCAAAGCAGTATTAATTGTACTCTTACTATCTTCGTCTTCTGCTTTAATGCTATTGCCTCTTTTTAGTTGGTCAATCAATGTGGAAGATTGCATTGTCATTGCTTCATCTTCCTCTTCATCTAAATCTTCTACTCTCAATGTATCAGGGTTAAACTTCAAATCTACTTTACTGCCTACACCACTACTAGAACGTGTTTTCATAAACTGTATTTGATATCTACCACGTTCCCTCATAGCATTACTTGTGAATATACCCACAACATTGTCAGCCGTTTGTATTTTACTAATACCACCTGCAATATGGTGGTGGTCAAATTCTATTTCTTCTACTGCACCTCTGTTCAACTGCGATGCTGTAACAAACAATGTACCTGTTTCCATTGCTAAATTACGCAATTCCTCAGACACATACTTGTCCTTGATAAACAAATCACCTGGACTTACTCTTGCACTAATAGGACTCATTAAGTCTAAGTAGTCTACAAGTATTGCATCTACTTTAACATCTTTATTAATTTCATATTCTCTAACGTATGCTCTAATATCGTTAGCATTTACACCACTAATCATTTGTTTTACTCTAAATTTACCAGCACCTTTACCTTTCATACGAACTTTTAAGTCTACATCGTCCATGTTTTTCATTATTTCTTTTGTGCTATACTCACTAACCATAGCATCTAGACGCATACTGATAAGTTGTTCACTTAATTCTAAACTGATATAAACTACATTAAGACCTGCTAATGCCCAATTGACACCTAAGTTTTGTAAGAACAAACTCTTACCTGCACCACTACCACCAGCAAAGATTGTAATCTCTCCTCGGTTTAGTCCGCCATAAAGTTTTTGGTCAAACTTCTTCCAACCTGTGCTAATTGCACCTGCTTGACTTTTAATATATTGTAATCTTTCTTTGGGATTTTCAAAATACTCTAGTCCCAAGTCTTTTACTAAACTTACTTGACTTGCATCTTTAATTTTAGTTTCTACTGCACCATAATCTGCTTTTTCTAATAAGTCTGTGCTGTCGAGTATTGCTTTTTCTAATGCTTTATGTCTACAAAATTGTTCAAAACTATCTAAAAACCATTCTGTGTGGTTTTCAGTTATACCATCAATACGTTCTAACTCAACACCTGTTGTTGCACTTATTTGGTCAATAGTAGGAATACTACTATACTCAGTACTGTGTTGTTTTAAAAACTTAATTGTGTCTTGATACTTTCTGTTAAACATATAAGGTTCAACAATATTGTTTACTCTAACAAACAATTCAGGATCAGACACAAGAAACTTTAAAAACATTTCTTGTATTTCTTCTGTGTATTCAGTAATATTATCCATGCTTACTAATTATCCTTTAATAAATCTCTTCTAACAATTTCTTTGTGTAACTCCCTAGCAATTAACTCGTGTCCTAAATTGTTTGGGTGTGGATCATATGGTTCTTTTGAAACAATGTTATCTGCCATCATCCTACTAAATGCATAATGTGTCCATTTCTCAGGGTTTATTTCTTTACGCAACTGTATAATGTAATCTATTGGTTTTTCATTGGCCCAATCTAATATGCTCCAAATATCTGGTCCATCTTTTCTTCCTAGCATACAGGAATTCGACATACCAGAAAATAGATATGGTATTTTTTTCTTATCTAAATAACTTTGCAACACTAATACGTCTTTGCAAAAATCAATAATAGCATTAGTGTGATTTTCCATATATGCCTGATAATGCTGTGATGCTGTTGTTACCTTTTCAAAATATTCTGTGTGTGGGCCATAGTTTTTTAATTTAGGAACAGGTATAAAAACACATGGTTCACCAAACATTTTTAATGCTTGAATGTTTCTTTGCATTTCATCTGTTACGTTACCTGGAACTAATGTATAAAAAGTTTCCCAAAATTCGTCATACCACTCACTTCTAAAAGGACTAGTCCATTGAACAATTACTGCATCAGGTGTTTCTTTTTCTATGCTGTCAATTGTTGTTCTAAGAATTCTATTATTACTGGCACCGCCTATAGAAATATTATTACATTTAATGTTCGGATCTCTCCTTTCTAAGGCAAAGGGCCAAACCCAAGTTCTAGGTGGCATAGTTTCTCCTGTATCAGGATATTGTATGGAGCCATGTCCAAATGTAAAACTACATCCGTTTGCTAAAATATTTGTTGTCATAACATTTTTGCCTGTACTTGGTTTTTTATTTTATTATCACTTGCAAATTTTACTATGCTGGCAAGTGTCAATAGTTTACCATATTTATTCACTGCATCAGCGGCGTCTTTACAATCATTGCTCCAAGGCGGAAAACTAACTTCCCAGCCCAACTCAATTGCTTTGTCAATTAAGTCTTTACCAGCATTATCTCTATCAGGACAAAGTATAACACGTTTGTTTAATTTGTCAATTAGATGTGCTTGTTCAGGTGTAACGCCATTTCCCAATACACTAATACCATCTATTAGTATTGCATCAAATACACCTTCAACAACAACTACAAAGTCTCTGTCAGTGTCTACAAATTTGTCTATGTTGAACACATAACCACTTTGTTGATTTTTTAAATACTTAGCAGTTTCTTTGTTAGGTGGATTTATATGTCTACCTGTCCAACCAACAAGTTCATTATTATATAAAAACGGAACAACTAATCTAGCATTATACATACTATCATTAAAATGCAACAATGGATACTGTCCTAACAATCCACGTTCAATTGCATACTTTTTAACTTTGTGGTCATCAGGTAAATTATCTACAAATTGTGTATCTTCTGGCAAATCAACTTTTTTAAAATTTGCCGCACTATAAACATAATCATCTGTTTCACTTCTGTCTAATTCATCACCATGCTTCATTAGATTCAAAACAACTTTGTGTATATCACTAGTTGATACACCTAATGCTTCACATAGTTTTTTGTATTTGCCGCCTAGTTTGGGAGACGGTGCCCAGCCTGTAGTGTATCCGCAATTAAAACAATGATAACTTATTTTAGAATTGCTTTGTATTACACCACCACGTTTTCTTTTATCATTGCATACTGGACAATTGAATGTAGTCCAACCACTAGGAGTTTTGCCTGCATTAATAGGCAAATTGTCCATTAGTAATCTGTGTACTTCGTCAACTAGTTCATGATGATGCATAACAACACATTATAACACCCAAATGAAATAAAGTCAACTAGTTTCTTAATAAAACTTTGTCTAAAGTACCGGCACTATTATCTTCATATTTTACTCGTATCCAATTAGTGTTTACAGTAAAATTAAAAGGATCTATGCCTGAAAAAGTTGTGAAAGGTAATTTAGATTCGTTACCATCTCCAGAAGGGTTAATGTCATACCAATCGCTTGGTTGTGTTGGAGTGCTTTCTAATGCACTACCTTGTAATGTGACATTACCTGTAAAGCCTGTCATGTATAATGCAATAGTGTGTCTACTGTGTCTGAAATTTTTATCTTGATTTCCGTACATAGCACTACTAACATAAACATTAGAACTTTCTTCTGAGAATGAAGTTAGACTTTGTGAAGCAACTGGTTCATGTTCCAAACTGCTTTTTACTTCGAGGTCTGTTATAATTTTGTCGTCTTGGTTTGCATACAACGGGAACTGAGTTACACCGCTATCAGTACTTTCTGTTACTGCTAATTGATAAATTCCAGGTTCTAAATCGCTTAGGTCACCAGGTACAAAACTTAATTTTGCTTCACCTGTTGTACCACTACTAACTAATGTTAGTGGTTTGTACATAACCCTTCTTCTAGTATTCGGATTTAATACACTAGCATATAATGTTTTATTACTAATATTCTGTAATGCTCTATCTCTATTTCGTACAAAAAAGTTCAATTGATTATCAAAACCTTTGTGTACTACTAATCTTTGTTGGTTCATAGGTCTGTTATCCACTTTTATTCCGTCCGTAGTCAATACTAAGTCTACAGACTGATAATTTAATATATATAATGTTTTACTACTTGCATACGACATAAATTAATACCATCTTTGTGTAGTATTTATCATATGTGGTTATAAATATCTACGATGACTAAACATGAAGAACTACAAGAGAAATTTCCCTTTCTCACAGGTATTGAGTTTGCACAGGAAGAATTCGTAGGAATAGTACAAAATAAAGATGCCCAAATAATGAGTTTTTACGATATAGAAAAATGTAAAAACGATGAAGAAAAGAAAATTTTACTAGAATTAGGAGACTTGTGGTGGTGGGAAAGTAATAGACTATTACCCATAGATGTATTTTTATTTAAAGAAATGCAAGAATTTAGACATTGTTTAAGAACATTTGTACTAAAAGAGACTGAAGTTTTATTTGGTCCTGTAACAAGTATGCAGAATATTCTTAAAAAGAGAATCAAAAGAAGAACAGTACAATTGGTTAAAAAGGTAGACTAACCTAATTGCTCAACTATCAAATTTAATTGAACACATATAGCAGTTGCATATCCGATAGCATGACTGCGTTTAAAGAAATAGTCATCTGTTTTTGTCCAAACGTCTTTTTCTACTTCCTCCCAACTCTTTCCAACCAAATATCTTTTACCTGGTCTAATCATTGCTAGTATCATTGCAAGTTGTTCTATACTTGTAGGTTTATGTTGTTGTACAATATCATAATGATTATTAATATGAAATAGTTGTTCAACTACTTCTTTGTGTCCAAACAATTCCCACAAAGGTTCTATTTCTAATAGTTTATCAAGATGTGTTTCGTTCTTAATGCCTTCATATATGTGATTGTTTAAAAAGTCAACCTTAAAATATCCCATCTCTTCTGCTTCTTTATGGTCTATTGTGCTATATCCTTCTATTGGAAAACTTGGAATTGGTTGAAAGTAAACACCAGTATTGTGTTTATCAAACACATCGTCCTTTTTAATACTTGCAGGTATATGTTCAACAAGTTCTAAAAACTTGTTTCTATCTGCCATGTCTATGTCTACATCAAAATTTATTTTCATCTATAAGTTCCAACTACCTTTGGTCCGTTTGTAACAAACTCCATACCAGCCATACTGCCCACATAAACTTTATGTGCCGGCTGATATTGTAATGTTACTTTAACTGTATTCATAAACACTTGTAAAAACTCTTCTGGTTTAAAGTTACCAACTTCTGCTTCTACAGTTTTGCCATTATCTGTGCATTCTACTATGCACTCTTTTGCGTATGCTTCATTCATAATTTTATCTTCATTTTTTTAATAGTATTTGAATACAGGTTATTATTATACCTCCAAATACAAACCAAGTCAAGAAGTTATACCACCATTCACTCAAATGTCTTTTCCTTTAAATTCTTCTGCTAACGGAAATATCTTAGCAATAACATCTGCTACTGCATGTGCAATATCAATATGTTCTTGTTGTGTACCATTAGCACCACGTAATTCTATATAATGTATCCAACTTCGTAATGTTCCATTCACATACATTCTACTTAATGTATTGCCTTCTGGCAATACTGCTCTTGCTTGTTCTTTAGCAATACCATTTTCTACTGCCCAAAAGTATGCCGCTCGTGAAGTCCTAATTACATCTTCTTGTGTTTTTCTCCAAGTATCAATAATCTCATAATCTGTATCGCCGTCTACTGGAATACTATTTTGTCTATTTTTAGGATCTTGGAATCTTGCTTCTCTAACTTCAAAATCTAAATTGTTTGTAGGATCAGCATATCTTTGGCTAAACTCTTGGAAACTAAAACTTCTATGTCTTAGTATTTGCCTAGCAATATCTCTAGTGGTTTCAATTTCCAAACATGCTGAAACCATTTCTAATGGCGACCAATGTTTGTGTTTCATCAAATACTTTACAAGTTTCTCACTTGTTTCTTTATTGTTTTGGTTAGTAGGATTACTTACCCTGGCACAATATGCCACTAAGTCTAATGCTGACTCGTTAAAGTCTGGTGCTTGTGAATGACTTATTAGTTTAACTTTCACTTATCCAATCTCCTTGTGTTTTTATAAATGTTTCTGCAATTTTTTCATGCAGTTCTTTTGTGTAATGCGACTTTATCATATTAAGATTTTGCTCATGCCTTATTTTTAATAACGCATCATGTGAACCAAAGACATCTTTGCTCATGTCCCAAGTATCAAACATTTTTAAATTTTTTGCAAGTGTGTTCAAAGACGTTAATTCAGGCATGTGATGTACTAGTTTTAATTTAACATTTTTTTCATCACATACTTTCTGTATTAATGCTAGTGTTCCAAAGAATCTCATAGCATGACTGTATGCAGGTACTTTAAATACTTCTTCTAAATCGTTAGGTCCTGCAGTATAATTACCCCAAGAGTCATATTGGTCAAATTTATATATACGGTCTTTTTGGTATGCACGTGGTTTTGCTTTATCATCTGCACCTAACATGGATACCCAAACTAAATTACCTTCTCTTGCTCTTTTTTTAGAAGGATTAGGTAACCATTTTAAAAACCAATCATCAAATTCTTGTTCTGCAGTAGGTTTGGCAAATATAGCCTCCATGCCAGGTATATTATCGTACTCTGCTTGGTAATGACTTTTAAACCATTCCTGCGTATATTTGATTTTTTGATTACCATTTTTAATATCTTCTGGTAAAGGTGGTAATAAATTTTCATCTATATTGTTATCATGTAAATGTAAATGTGTTGCTCTAGTTACATAATATAAACAATGTGTAATGCTAGGGTCTTCTATAATTCTACCTATAGTAACATAGCCATTTGCTTGTACATCACTAAAAGGAATGCCTTCTAATTTACATTTAAGACCAAAATGCTCTGCAATTATTTCGCCGTGATGTTTGTGTTCAGGATCTGCAACTGCATAACTGTCACCTGCAAACAATATTGTACTCATATGTTTGCCTCCTCACATGCTGATTTAATTTCTTTTACTTCTTCCTTATTATTTGCAAACAATTTCATCCAAAACGGAGGATCAATAAAGTCTTTTATCATTGCTACTTGTTCATCATTGAATTTCTTCAACAGTTCATCTCCTGTTTTACTTAGATAAATTACCCAAGGACTAATTTTTGCACTTCTAATATCATGTACTGCTCTACTAGGCGATACTATTTCAAAATAGGACTGCCAATCTTTATCAGTTTCTTCACTCCATTTAGAAAGATATATAACTGTTCTTTCTAATGCTCTTAGTCCTGTTTCTTTTCTCACAAAGTCTTGAATATAAGTATTGTAAGATTTATCTGATGTCCACTGTTTTAACTTTACACCTTTTGTAATTAACCATTCTGTGTACTTCTCTGGTTCTAACCATTCATTAACCTGACATGCTCTACCATACTTTACAAATGCTTCATAGTAAGGACTCATTATAAAGTCTTCCATGCTTTTTGGTTGTTTAGCACTAGTGTTTATTTCATAAAACATTTGAAATGCTCTGTGGCTCAAACGTATATGACTCATATCTCTATCAGTCCAACGTCTTTTCTTTACGCACATATGAACTGCAAGTGTGCTTTCACTTCTAAACTCTTTGCCACACCATTTGCATTTCATTTCTTAAATATTTCCTTTATTGTTTTATCATCTAAACCAAAGTCTCTTGCCATTTGTTTTAAGTCATCATCATTGTTTATACTTAACAATAAATCAATTTCATCTTGTTTTAAATGTGGCAATATATCATTAATAAAATCTACCCTTTTACTTTTCTTCTTTCTTGCATTAGGTGGTTTTATATATGGATGATGTTGTACTTTACCACTACCAGCCGCAGTCATCAATAACCATTGTAGTTCAGGGTGCTTACTAACATCACTAAACTTGTGATTTATTAATTCATTTACCATCCACACATAGTCAGGTGCTTGTTTGCCTTGCACACTACTAGCATATCTCATCATCATCCAAGGACTAAATGCTTTCTTTTGTTCAGGTGTTAGTTTGTTATACCAGCCTCTGTCTTTTTTATCTATGGCTCGCATAACTTCTGCTAAAGGTATCTGTGGTTTCTTTGCCATTAACTTCCGCCTATAATTTGTTCAAAGAGTTTTATATAATATTTTTCACCATCTGCAACTGTTTCTTGCCAATCTGTGTTTGCGTTTTTATCTGCTTGGTCACTTATATACTTAAAACATCTAAAATTTACATTTGCTTGTTTACATGCTTTTGCTATTGCATAGGCTTCCATGTCTACCACATCTGTGATAGCCCAATCATCTGAATAACCACTAACAAAATTATCACCAGTACTACAACACATGTCACTTATAACATCTCCAAAACTAATAACACTTTCTTCTTCAAAAGGAGTTTGTCCTTCTTCGAATCCTAATTCACAACACATCATATCACGTTGTATAAAACTTTGTATTTCATGTATGCCACTGGATACACTAACACCACCTGCAGTACCAAAGTTAAAAACTGTTTCAGGTTGATACTTTTCTATTAATCTAGCCGCAGTAATACCTGCATTTACTTTTCCAACACCTGTAAAAAATACGTTTTCCCATTCTGCCATATTAGGTGCTTCTTGTTCTAAGGCTATTAAAATTATATTACGCATCATATTCAACCACACTAAATGTATCTACATTACAGTAATCTTTTAGTTTAGCAGTACCTTGTAAAAAAGTCAAGTCTATTACACATGCATATTTAATTTCTGATACTCTAAAGTTCTGTAAGAGCTCGTATATAGCACTTGCAGTACCACCCGTAGCACTTACATCATCTATGATACAAACGTTGCTGTCTGGCCCTAATTTTGCGTCTTGCTTTATGTTTAAGTTAGTTTCTGCATACTCATATGTAAAATGATGTGTATGTAACGGTCCTGGCAGTTTACCTGGCTTACGAACAATGTGTAATGGTATTTCCATATCTAATGCTATCGGACTTCCCCAAAGAAATCCTCTGGCATCAGGAGCCACAATATCCGTTATTTTATTCCTCAAACAATAGTCTGTTAGTTTAGTAACAGTATATTGGAATGCTTGTGGATTTTCTAAAATACTAGTAACATCTTTGTACATGATTCCTTTTACAGGAAAATCAGGTACAGTTTTTATTACATCTTTAAGATCCATTCTCTAATTCCCATTCTATGTCTGAATCATATTCTTCCCATGCTTCTGTTAGGTCTGCATCTTCAGGATCAACATAAGGGTCTCTCCATTTGTTTGTGATCCACCCAACTGCGGCTTCATAACTTTTACCTGTTGTATCGTTATAGTCAAAGTTTGCTTCTAGTAGTTCTTTATCATACCAAACATCTTCTACAAATTCACCTAAATGTGTTTCTACAATACTGAACACTAGTTTGTTAGGTTCAAAAGGTTCGTCTGTTTCCACAAACCAACTTGCAAAGCCACCTTTTTCAGAACTATGAAATAGCATTACTGGAGTGTAATCTTCTGGCTCATACTCTCCTGCAGGGTCATCAGTGCTGATATAAGCACCTTCCCTACCTTTTAGACAATGACCTTCGACTTCTATTTCATTTTCATTGTATGCCCACTCGTCATCTTCATCAGTGATGTTAGTAACTGTAAAGCCGCCATCTGCATAAGCATTGTTAATGTGTTCAATGTCGTCTACTTCATACCAACCTGGAATTTCATTACTGTCTTCCATTATGCTAGGAGATTTAGAATCGATATCTTCATCATCATCCCATTCACTTAAACAAAGTACATGCGGTATAAAGGATTCATATGCTCCTTCTTCTTCAATTTTAGGTGCCCAATATTCAACGAACTCATCTGTTACAGTACCTACTGCAAGTTCTCCTCCGTATCTTCCACCATCTATTCTATATTTGTATTTCATATATCCTCCTAGTCTAACAAATAACCAATATCAATCTCAGCCGGAATTTTGTTTGCTTCTTTCACAAACATAGCACATCTAGGATCTGCTTTATCTTCCAACGGAGCAATTAACATGTGTCCGTTTTTTAATTTTGGAAAAAACCATTTTACATCTTGAAAGATGTTTGTGATTCTTATTTCATGGCATTCCAAAATCTTACCACTCAAAGGATTTAATGTTGCAGTTAAAAATCCTCTATTGTTTAAACTAGTCAAAGGTATTACTTCTATACCTGTTAAATCTTCATCTGTAATTGCTATACTCCAATCCATAGGCATTTGAATATTGTGTTCGCCTATTTGTAAACATATTGCAGGTGCGTAAAAACTCTCTAAAAATATTAGAGGTAAAAAATAGTAATCCATCCACTCAGGATCGCTTGTATCGAAAACTCCAAATCTAATATCATCTACTTCGTCAGGTACCTGGTCTATTTCATAGACCTCATTTTCTACTGTTAAAATTTTCATTTATACTCCACTTTTGTTACTGTAAACGGAAATCCTTGCTCTTTATAAAATGCTTTTCTTTTTGTTAAATGCCTTTTACTGTATTTCAGATTACTGGTAATATCTACGACATGTAGATAATCTTTATCTTCTGCTTTACGAATACCTCTTCCTATACTTTGTATTACCCTAACAAAACTTTTGCCAGGTTCTAAAAGTACTAAATTAAATATTCTAGGTATGTTAATACCAACTGCCGCCACACCATATGTAGCAACAATGACTTTATTATCTGCTTCTGATATTTCAGCATACTCAGACTGTCTGTCCTTTACTTTCATATCTCCACTGATAAACACCCAGTCTGGGTTCTTTTCAATTAGTAATTCACCTGTTGCTAATCTATCTATTAACACCAGTGTATTACCACTCCCGCTCAAACCTCTAATGATTTCGCTAATATGATTAACTCTACCATCGTCTGTTACAAGCCATTTTAGTTCTTGTGCATAGTTATTGAAACCTAATACACCGTCTTGTAATTGGAAAATGTTTATGTCTAGTTCTGCTAGTACACCTCTGTCTTGCAATTCTTTACTACTAAGATTTCCTATAACAGGACCTATACTACATACACAACCAACTGCTTCATGTTCTTCTTTTGGAATTGTTCCAGTTAAACCCCAACGTATTGGTACATGTTTAAAAGGTCCACTTAAAAGATTTCTTAACACATCTGCTTTTGCTTTGTGAACTTCGTCAACCATAATACATACAACACCGTCAATGAAATCATCTAACGGAAAGTCTGCTTCATAGTTTTTACTTTTCTTTTCTAATATACTCAAACTTTGCCAAGTACATATTGTGTGGGTTTTGTCATATTCTTTTCTATCACCAAACAACACACCAACATCAAGACCCAAATTCTTATAGTCTCTTTCAGTTTGTACTACCAAGTCTTTGTTGGGAACAATAACAATACTTCTACCATACTGTTCACACATATCGCTTAAGGCGGCGGTTATGAGCGTCTTACCGGCACCTGTAGCCACCTCCTGTAAACTTTGTGGGTTCTTTAAAAATTCATTAATAACCTGAACTTGATAGTCTCTTAAAATTACAGGCTCTCCTTCAGCAGGATGACCTTTGGGCCACATTGTGTTTTCATACCTAGTATCGGTTATAGCAGGAAAGTTAAAATTGTAAGGGTGACGTTTGTCATCTATTTCAATCTCATATCCTGCTTTTTGCACAATGGGTAACAGTTTGTCTAATATGTTCATGTAAGTTCTGCCGCCAATATCACAATACCTTACACAACCATCCCATCTGCCTAGTTTATAAGCAGGCATATGATATGCATAAGGTAAAAAATATTTGGCTTCGTCAGATATTGCACGTCTTGTTTTGACGTCTAATCCAACGAATTTCACATTTACTTCATCTCTTATTTCAAGAACACATTTAGCCATACTGTTATTATACTACCATTTCCTTTGAATTGTCAACATAATTTGTCTTCCACGATTGTTATATCCTGGAAGTACTTCTACTTCTTCATCTAAGATGTTGTCTATTGTTAATGCTAAATCAACTTTGTTAGCAAAAGTTTTAATATATCTAAAAGACAAGTTTTGCAAGTCCTCTAATTCTGTTCCATCATATAGACCAGGTATTCTTTCAAAGTTACCTCTATAAGTAATATCAAATTCATGACTGCCAAATGATTGGTTCCATTTAACTACGCCAATATACTTAGGCACTCTTGCTTGTTCTGTGTCTGTATATTTTAATGTAATCATAAAATTACCAAACCATTGCGAGTATCTAATACCTTGTGTGTCGTATGCACCTGTGTTGTAATACTTTGGATTGTAGTATTCTGTTGTAGTGGTTGTACTAGCATTACCTTCTGCATCATAAGTTACACTAATAACATCATTACTTCCACCTGGTGTATATTCTATTGCTTGTTCAAACTCATATTTAAAAATACTTAATACACCAAATCCAATTTCGTAACCAACACCTTCTTCAGGCAGTAAGTCTAAGTTAGCATCAACCCAACCGTCACCATGTAATTCATAAAGTGTAGGTCTTCTATAACTGTTACCAACATTAAAAAAGAATGGTCCGCTTTCTAAACCAAATCTTAATGCGTTCTGGTCTTCATTGCCAACTCTAAAACCAAAGTTGTATTTCATGGCAAAGTCGGCATTGATATTTAAGTATGCTCCATAATTGTCTCTGCTATGTTCTTCGTTGTTTAGACTTTGATACTTTTCATGACTAGCATCTACACCATATGCAATTTGCAATTTATTAGATAGGTTAGTTTGGTCACCAACTCTTAAGTAATCTGTACTACTTTCATTTGCATATGACATCCATTCGCCTGTGTAATAGTCTGCCTTGTCATGTGTTCTGCCTAATGTAAAATATTCATTGTTTAATGCGATATTGTATTTTTGACCATCTTGCTCACATTCATTAGACTGATTAAAACTAGAATCATAACAGTTGTCATAATCATAACTGTAATCAGTGTAGTCCATTGTGATTCTAAAATCTTGTACATCAAAATTTAACTTTGCATTTCTATTCGTGTACAAGTCTTTTTCAGTATTATCATTTCTAACACTATCTTGATTGATTTCCATTGCAGTATATTGAAACCATTTTGCAGGTGCAACACTAACCATTTTGTGATCCTGTGAACCTAATATTGCAGTAACACCTTGTTCAATATTATCTTTAATTAATATAGTACCAGCAATACTGCCACTGCCATACACAACACTATTACCGCCAGTAATAATTTTTACTTCTTGTCCTGTTGCTAGTTCATTACCAAAATCAAACCATGCACTACCAGGCAAGTTTGCTGGTATGCCATTTTTGTAAACTGCGGTATGCACATTTTGGGCACCACGTTCATTGTATCCTTGGAAAGCACCATAACCACCAGCAGTCCATGTATGACCAGGTAGTAATGCTCTTATTAAAGAATTACCTTTTAGTGGGTCTGCTTTTACAGTTGTATTTTGTTGTCCCACTACTACAACTTCTTCTATTTCTTCTGCGTTTGCTTTTGGACTAAGACATACTGCTATTGCAAATATCAATGACCAGGCAAACATGGCGTACATTGGAGAGAAGTTTATATGAAAGTTTTTATTACTCTCTTTCTCCACACGTTCCTTGTTAATTGAATTCATATTTTCTCCAGGTTATTAACAACTTATAATTATACGTCTTATTATGGAAAAGTCAAGTAAAAACTTTTTTATTTTACAAAAAGTGATGCCCGGAGGAAACTCCGGGCATCTTGGTGCTCTATTGGGGGATGACTAACGTATGAGCACCAGGGAACCGTTAGCAATATATATTTATTTTATATTGCACCCTTCATGCAAGTTGTTCTGGCTAATGACTGCCAATTTTTAGGCTCCATCTTCTTAAGGTCTGAAATCTTAAGAACCATACGCAAACTAACTTCACGAAGTTTGTCTGCATTGTCAAGCATGAAGTTTATAACTTCTTGGTCGCCTTCTTTACCAAACTTGTATTCATCAAGCATACCGTCCCTAACAATTTGCTTGATTCGGATAAACTTATCCTTAATACTGTTCATTGTAAGATCCAAGTAGTGACATCTTGACATAAGTGCCGCCAAGTGATCCTTAATTTTCTTACTACGAACGTTTTCAAAGTCCACGTTAGTAATAAAGATACAACCACCTTTGAACTCAAACCTATCAGGTATACCTTCCCTACGAAGTGCTTGGGACTCTGACTTCCAAGTAATGTATCGTTTCTTACCTGAATCAAGTGTAGCCTTGAGCATGTTCAAACATACTTCATCAAACAATACACTATCACAGTCATCAAATACTAATATGTTACCAGGTGCAGAGTTGTTAAACAATGTCTGGAACAAACCAATTGGTGTCACAGAACCTTTTACAACTTCAGTCCTTGCAGGTTTACCAGCAACCTGAGTAAGCATGTCGTATTCTTCAAGAACAGTTTCAACACCAAATGACTTACCAACTCCTGGAGGGCCACTTACAATCATACCCCTTACAGTACCTTCTGCTACTGCATGAGTCATTCTATCAAGAATATCAAATCTTTCTTTGATTCTCTCAATAGCATCTTTTTCACTCTCTTCTTCTTTTGGAGTGTTTTCGATTTTAGGCTGTTCTGCATAAACACTAGGAGTTACATATTCCAAGTCCCTAGTAGGATCTTCAATTAAAATCCTAATGCTAGAAAATTTATCGCCCATTGCTTCACTACCATCTACGGTAATAAAAGCACCCTTTTTGCCAATGTTAAGTGGCTTAATAACTGGAAATACTGTATTAACGATTTCGTTTTTACGGTATGTACCAGCCTTAACTTTTACATAGTTTAAAGTATCTTTTTTCATAATGTCATCCCCGACTGTTATGTTTATGAGCAAGGACCCTTTCCCTAACTCTTATATACTATTATACTTCTTTTTGAGTGTAAGTCAACCTTTTTACCAAAAAAAGTGGTAAAAAAGTTAATCTTTTTTGATGTTTAGCATGAATAAGCAGGTTTGTAAGCATTTTGCTTGCCATTTGGCATCATCTACAGCACTATGTAATGCTTCTTGAACGCCTTTTCTAGGGTCTACATCCATTAAACTGAATACAGTCCTGCTATCTCTGATTTGCCAATATGCCCAATTTGTGTGGGTGTTTAGCATTTTGTATAGATTCTCAATAATGACCATATCAAATTGTGGGCCTTGACACCATATTTGGTCACAGCCTACAAGCCATTTATTAAGTGATTTAGTAAATTCATCTAGTTGAACTCTGCCTTCTTCGGCAAATGCAATATCCTGAATTTCTTGTGATTGTTTACCCCACCACTCTATTGTGCTTTGGTCAACATCTCTACCTAGTTGTGTTTGGCTATCGATATCCAATTTAGCATCAAAGAATGTATGTGGTTCATCATTTGTGTAAGGATCGAACTTTACACCACCCACACTTAATATAACTGCTTCAGGCGTTGTAGCCAAAGTCTCTATATCAATCATTGCGTGGGTGGTCATAAGTGTTCCTTAATTTGTTACGTCAACAGCATACAAACCTTTAAAAACAAGTTTTGCTTCTTCAAGTGTGTATTGTTTTTCATTCCAAGCAGAACGTTCTCTACAATTCATGTCATACCAAACTGTAAAGTTTTGTTCAAAACTTAGGCTTTCATCGTATTCAAATATTTCCATATTTCACTCCTAAAATGAATATAACATGTATTATACGAAAATTTGTGGGTAATGTCAACCTAATTATGCATTAAGTTTTTCGAAGTATTTTTCGTAAAGACGTTTTTCCCAATAGTATGCTTCACGTTCCCAAGGTTGCTTACTGTAAGGTACTTTAGAATAATCTGCTTTTTTCCATCTTGCAGTGGTTGGAGATAATTCACCTGCGATAAACTGTTTTGCATGAACTAACTCATGTGTGAGATTTATCAATATTTCTTCCCTAGAAAATCTATATCCCTCACTAGTTCTAGCAAGTTCAATTTCTATAGAATTTTTATCACCCCAACAATATCCACCTGCTTGTTCATCCAATGCATTGTGAATCCATACATCTATACTTACAGGTCTGCGAATATTTGTAGGTAGAATGTTTTCTACTAAAAGTTCAGATACGTTTTCCACGAATCTTTTATTTTTGAATTGCCCATAGATTTGAACATGGACCATATCTTGGCTCCTACACCAGTTTTCAATATCGCTTATATTAACATCATTAGATATATTGTCAACCTTTTTGTAAGTGCTTGATTTGGTAGGGATTAACTTATTACTATGTCTTCCATTCCGGCTGTTCTGAGCCTTGTGATATGTCCTATTTGCCATTGCTTTGTGTCTAAGCCTTTCATTATACCTAGATATTTGTTCCTAAGTAGACTGTATTGGTTGCAAAGATGTGTTAGGTTTATCACACTATCTTCACTATCAACGAACTTTTCTGCGTCTCTACTACTTAACTGTCTGTTATAGGATTCGAGATATTTTCTGAAAGTTTTACTTCTCTCCTTTCGAAGTTCAATGTTTAGGTGTTCTAATATTGCTTCAATCTCTTGGAGTTGATTGAATCGATGCTCTGTAATGCCAGGAAGGGCGGCACTGGATTTCTCCAGGCTACCCTTTATACTGCATTCGTATTTGGCTTGTTGTAGTTCATTTTCGTAATGGTCAATAGATTCGACTATTTTACTTAAATCATCTACAACTGAATTATACCAACCTGCCATTAGTAATCCCAATCATCCTCTTCTGCTTCTTCTTCGCCAAAACCATAATGTCCAATTACAGCGGCTTTTAAGGCAGAATCAAAAGTATGTGCTTCGTCTTCCACTCCGGTTATATCACATTCTTCATCAAAGACTCGAACTAGATGCTCTGCGGCTTCTACTCTATCTTTTTTGACTATATAGTTCTTGATAGTGTCCCAAGTACTAATTAATAATTGCAAATCAGGATTCATGTTTTAACTCCTCTACTGTAGGTTCATCAACTAAAGTTTCTTCGTCTACTTCAATCTCCTCTTCAATGGGTTCTTGAATATGACTCCACTCGTCCATAATTATCTGAAGTTTATCTCCACTCCAGCCTTTTCTGAACTCTTTAATTTCTTCACCTGTTACAGGAGAAACATAAGAAAGTTTATTTCCAACTTTTTCTACAATACCTTTTGCTTCAAGCATTTCTAGGAGCCCACTATATGGGTCCATACCTTCTTCGTATGGAATTTTTACTTGAACACTTTCAAACGGTTTACTGTAACGAGTTTTCATTACTTTACAAGCCGCTCTAATACCTTGTACTGTAGACACTTTATTGCCGTCAATATCTTCTTTAAGTTTTAGTTTTTTCATTGCTACTACAATACTACTAGCATATATAAAACCTTGTCCGCCTGATATTTTATCATCAGGATCAAACATGTCTTGCGATGCGTATGTATGGTTAGTTGCAATTAATCCTATCGGATGTGGTGCAAGTTGATTAACTGTATTCCTAACTAAGGCTGTTAATGCCTTTGGCTTTCTACCCATATCACCTTTCATATCACCTTTTTCAAATTGTGCTACGTCTGTTGGTGTAAGTAACATACCCAAACTGTCTACTACAAATAGCATTTTAGGTTGTTCTTCATATGGTAAATCACCATAGTTAGTTTTATAATCTTTTACAAAATCACTTATTGTTTTAGCAACATCATCAATCATGCTAACACTAATTTTGAGAAGTTTCTCAGGACTAGTGTCTACATCTAATGCTTGTAGCCAATCTTCATCAAGTGCATTTTCGCTGTCAAACAATACTACTTGACAGCCTTGTAGTTGTGCATTACGCACTAAGTTACCAGAACAGATAAAACTTTTACCAGAACCGGATTCTCCAGCAAATACACTAACCTTACCAAGGGGAACTCCTTTTTGGAAGTCCCCACTTATTAGGTAGTTTAAAGTGTAGTTACCAGTTGATATCCAATCTTGCGGGTCATGAAAGCCTGCACTGATTCCAGTGATACTTTTAGTCAGCCCTGTTCTGAACTTGGTTAAGTCAAATGGTTTCTGCATGATGTATCTCCTTACGACCTTTTACGGATCATATTCAAAATGTCATCTGCACTTGGTTTTTCACCACTTGCTTGTTCCTGTACTGGTGCAGGTGCAGGTGTTTCAACTGCTGGTGCTGTTGTTTCTGCTACTGCTGGTGCCGGCGCACTAACTTGTGCTACAGGTTCAGTTGTTACTGTAGGTGCAGGTTGAGCCGCTGGTGTTGTTGATTGAGTTTTAGGAACATCTACTCCGTAAGGTTTGTAGAAATTACCCCATCTTTCAACATCATACAATTCACCGTCTACTGATGCTTGGAACATTTCGCTGATTGCTTGTAGTTCTTCTGCGCCAGGTCGTTTAGGTAAAAAGTCGTTTAAGTTATGCAAACCATTTGTATCAATTGCTTTTAACTCTTCTTCATTTAAGCCACGTTCTTTTCGTGCCCATTTAGAAGTTGAATAATCTGCGTATTGACCTTTAGTAGTTTTAGTAACTCTAAAATCAGTACCATTAACATAATCAGTAGGAATGTTTTCCATGTCTGGGTCCATCAATGCTGATTTAATAATGTTAAAGATTTGTGGGGAAATAACAAAACGCCTTACTGGATTTTCAGGTGTTTCCTCATTTAACGGATTTTCAGTTACAAATCCTTGGAATATGTAACTTCTTTTTTTCCAATACTTACGACCCATGTCTTCTAGACTTGCGTCTTTAAACCAAGGACGAACCTCAGTTAGTACTGGACAAGTTTCGCCGTACATTTCGTTACACGGAACTTGTACTGTAACAGGTTTTGCGTCTCCACCTTTCACACCTGGAAAAGATAACCTAATCATTTGTCTTTCTACCCAGAAAAACGTGTTGTTAGGATCTTCATCAGGAAGGAATCTAAGTGTACAACTTGTACCTTCGTCGATGTTCCAATGTGGGAAAATGGCGTTGTCGCCGCCTGTTGATGATTGGCTAGAACTTTTGTTGTTCTCCATGCTTGCCAATTTAGCCCTTATTTCTGCCAAAGATGCCATAATAATATCTCCTATGTATGTGCCATGTTTGTAATCTGTGATTACTGTATGTGCCTAAGTTTACTTTCTTTGTGCCATGTTGTCAACCTTTTTTTGTCTTTCGACAATAACCGTTGTCTTGTTATAGTAGTATTTATACCTCTACGTCAAAACTCTCAATGAATTTTTGGTATTTTGTACTTTCTGCAAGGGACATCTCAGTTGCCATAACAGTTTGTTGTGGTCTTTGTGCTGATAATAAAGAAGCCTTTACTGCTCTATACTCCATTGCATCTAATTGTCCACCAGTGGATAGTTTGTTTCCTATGCCACCTAAGTAGTTTGCTAATTTGCTGTCTTGTACACAACTGCTTAATTGTCCAACTTGATATCCTAATCTTTGATGTGGGTTTTCAAACTCTATTGGTTCTTCTTGTATAAGTTCTTTTGCATTTGCAAAGTTTTCATTTTCAATTGCTGTCATAATGTATTGTTCAAATGCATTTTTTCTATTTACAAGTTTTGATAATGTTTCATGTGCATTACCGACTTTGTCATCAAAGTGTGTTTCTGTAAAGTGGTCTGCTAAGTTTACTTCTGTTACGATATCTATATTCGACTCATCTGTTATACTTTCTACTGCTTTACTGTATGTTTTAACACCAGCAACTCTTTTAAAAGATGTTCTAATGTTATCCATTTGTTGTCTTGCAAGTGTTACATACTCTTGATTATCTTCATTTATTAAACCTTGTTTATTAACATAACGTACAAACTCTTTTAATGTACCAAAGTCTTTACACATTTGTACAATGCTTTCACCTACTGTGTCATGCATTACACCACCATTATAAATGTGTCTTGCCATTGCTCTTGCACCTTGTAAATTTTTACTAGGAAAATAAAAACGTTCTTCATTTGCTTGAATAAAAATTTTGCTGATGTTTCTACTTCTAGCACCACGTACTTCTTCGTTTACAGGTTTAGAATGTTTTACAACAAGTTTTACATTGTCTAGTGGTTGATAACTTGTTTTTAGTGAACCATGTACAGCACCTAAAGTTGCTTCGCTGATAGATTCATTTTCGCTAACTGCTTTTACACCAGATAAACTTTTTATGTGGAGTATGCCACCGTCGGACATGTTGTCATTGTAATAATAACGTGCGCCGTCAAAATCAGTAATGTCTGCGTCAGAAACTTTATATTCACCATAACCAGTTATATGGTTTTTAGCATTTTCTTTGCTAGTTTTACTCATTTCAAAACATCTGCCGTCTCTGTCATAACCCAATATATAAAAGCCGGGGCCAACCTCATCAGGTGTGATTTCTTTATTGCCGTCGGAAATATATGTGTTGTCATCAATTCTCAACTCATTAAACATGTTTTTATCTTCTTCAATTCTTTTTGCTTCTTCTAAATCGCCCATCCAAGCACCCATGACTCGTAAGTCTTGAGCAATTTCGTCTCT